TTAAGGAATGATGGGTGGTATCTGAGGCAGGACATCATATGGAATAAACCAAACGCTATGCCAGAGCCTGTCAAAGATAGATGCACTAAGTCACATGAGTATATCTTTTTACTATCCAAGAGTAGACAGTATTACTTTGACTATGAAGCATTGCAAGAACGTGCTTTATATGCAGGGGATAACAGAGGTGAACGTCCAGATGCAAGGCGTGGCACTTCAATGAACTCAATCAATACAAATACTGGTGAGTTTAGAAACAAAAGAGATGTATGGAATATTAACCTCAAGCCATACAGTGAGGCACACTTTGCTGTATTCCCACCCAAGCTACCAGAATACTGTATCAAGGCAGGTAGTAAGGTAGGTGACACGGTGCTTGATCCTTTCTGGGGGTCAGGTACTACTGGAGTTATGGCTGTCAAACTAGGAAGGAAGGTGATTGGAATAGAATTGAACCAAGATTATATAGATATAAGTATGAAAAGATTTAGTCAACGAAACTTAGATTTTTATGAGGAGGACTAATGACCAAGAAGACAGCAGGAGAAATCATTGGTGACTTGAAAGCTATATACGAGGAACATTTTGGTGTGCCTCATAGCAATAAAGCCTACCAAGAACAAGGTAGAAACATCAATGCTCTTGCTACCGCAGTAGGTTATGAGAATCTGGTTGATACATTCAAGTTCCTTCTTGAGTGTAAAGACCCTTGGTTGCAGAACGCCAAGAACATTCCAGGTTTTATCAAATGGTTTGATGCTATTCAAACTATGAGATTGAACAGTACCAAAGCAGCAACCTTCGGTTCTCTATCTGAGGTACGAAGAGTACAGCAACAGAAGGAGCAGTTAAGATTAGAACAATATAGAAAGGAGATGCTAAATGAGTAAGCCTGTGTTTGATGTAGGCAGAATGGCTCCATTCTCCAGAGAGTCAGAGTATTCTATTATTGGTTCTATCTTTCATCCAGGTTCACAAGGGGCAGTACATGAAGCCATGTCTCTTGTGGATGTTGAAGATTTCTGGACTGATGTGGGTCGTCATTCCTATCAAGCAATGATAAATCTTAGCAAGAAAGGACAGCCGATAGATGTTATCAATGTCTCTGAAGAGCTAAAGAATTTAAATTTGTTAGACAAGGTTGGCGGTATTGAAAAGTTAAGTGATGTGGAAGATTATATTCCAACATCAACTGCACTTGCTCACCATTGTAGAAAGGTAAAAGCTTTAGCAATTAAGAGAAAGTTTCTTAAACAGGTAGAGCCAATCATAAGTAATGCCTTCAAGGTAGATGATGACCCATCCGATGTATTGGATGATACTCATTCAATTATTTTTAGATTAATGAATGAGGTTGAGGGTAACAAGAAGTCGATTGATGTTTATTCACCAGAAGATATGGCATCACTTGGCTATAAGAATGCGAAGCAAAGGTATGAAGCACCAGAGGAAACAGGAGGATACCAGACAGGTTTCCCTTTGTTAGATAGATACATGAAAAGATTGCGAGATGTTAATTGCATCGCAGCTAGTACAGGTGTGGGCAAGACAGGGTTATCATTGAACATGGCGTTGAACCTAGCTGTTACAAACGTACCTGTTCTATACATTAACCTTGAGATGAACATTGATGAAATCATTACTCGTGTATTGAGCATCTTATCTGGTGTTGAGATTGACAAGATAGACACTGGTGATTATGGAAACAACCCAGAGGATTTTAAACTGGTGGCTAGATTTGCAGAGAAACTTGAAGAGTCTTCCCTGTATATGACAGACAACACACCAAAAAATATAAACCATATAACAACCTTGATACATAAGTATCATTCAAGGCACGACATCAAGGTAGTCATTGTTGATTACATAGGACACATCAGGAATGACAAGCTAGCATTTAAAGAGAACTCCAAGAGGATTAGCCTTGGAAGATACAACCAGATGCTCAAGCAAGTATGCACAACGCTTGGGATTAAACTGATTGTCGTAGCACAGATGAACAGGGATGGCGAGAAGGAACCAGAACTATCAAACATCGGTGAGTGTTGGCAGTTGGCTCAAGATGCTGATACGTTTATGATTCTTTATTATGAATGGATTAAGAATACAGATAAGGGGGAAAATGAACCAGACAAATACAAACAGTACATAGTTAATCTTAGAAAGAACCGTAACGGTGTAGCACCTAGAAACATATACCTTAACTACAATGAGCGTACTCAATTAATGACGGAAGGAGAGATGCCAAGTGGGAAAATATGAATCAGATGCTGATGCAGTATTAGAAAAGAAAGGGGTTGAACCTGATGAACCTTTAATTCTTTTGACGTTAGGTGACAAGACAAGGGAAGTTTATAAAGGATTCATTGATGATGCCAAGGGTGATACAATAGCCGATAGACAAAGGGATGCCCTTGATAAAACATTCAAAGCACTTGATATCATTCAAGTAGAAAGGTGGAGAGAACAATATAAAAAACAAGGTTACATTATGTTATATTCACCACATCTTGGTGAACCATTTTATTTAGCTAGAGATTCACATGCATTTGATATTCTTTCAAAGAAAGAAAATAGTTTACATCAATGGAAAGATAAGCTTGGCGTGAATCTCGCATACAAGAAAGACTTGGCTGTGTATATGGAAAGTGAACTGCCAAGATTAAAGGGGCTGGATAAAGAAATGCTTTACTGGCTCCATCAAGGTAAGAAGTTTGGTGGTAAAATTTTAAAAGGAGAAAGAAATGAAAGAGGAAAATAAGCATAAACCAACAATAGAAGAGCTGGATAAAGCAAGAGATGAAATGAGAGAAGCATTGAGGCAAGCAAGACTTGAAAAGGAAAGCAAGTTTCCTATAGTACCTCAAGACCTTTCAAGGATAGAGCTTCTAGCTTATAATACATGGGCGGCAAAGATGGCAGTAAACAAAAGGGATGTAAGGAACATAACCGAAGGAGAAAGAGCAGATTACTTTGATGAACTAGAAAAAATTAAGAAGGAATATCTCAGGTGCTATTGATATGGAACTCAATAAAAATGAAAGAATGATTGCAGTATTGGTAGGCAAGGAAAGGTATGCGTCTAATAGAAAGAAGGGTATAGTCAACCAGAAAGCAGGCACAATGTCTGCATATGAAACAGAGGTAGAAGGTGTTGGCGGTGAGCTTGTTTTCGCTAAGGCATGTAATCTATACCCAGATTTTGCTACTATTCCTGGCAAGTATGATTTCTTAGCACATGGTATGAAGGTAGATGTTAAGACAACAAGGCACAAGAATGGAAGGTTACTTGTATCATCAACAAAAAAAATATCAGAGTGTGATGCTTACGTTCTTGTTGTTGGCTCCATGCCTCGGTATGAAATAATAGGATGGGCTTATGCCCCAGAGATTATTAACAAAGAACACCTTGGGGAACTGGGTAACGGCCCAGTTTATATGATGGATCAAAGTGAACTTCATAATTTCCCTGAGAATCTATTAAAACCTTGGGGGAAAAAATGAATGAAGAGATATGTAGCATCTGTAACAGGGTAACAATACCAGTAGAGATTCATGGTCATGTCCAATGCAATAATTGTGGGCAGAACTATTCACCGTGTTGTCAAGGAGAAACAGCAGATGAGCCGAGCAAGCAGACAGAAGGGGCAAAGGGGAGAGAGGGAAGTGTGTAAGATACTGAGTGATAAACTCGGTGGAGAATTTAAACGTAACCTGATGCAGACAGCAGAGGGTGGTTATGATGTACTAGGATTAAAAGGATGGGCAATCGAAGTCAAGTTCCAAGAGAAATTATCTATTGAAAAATGGTGGAAACAAACTGTTGAACAGGCGAATGGCAAAAAGCCTGTCTTGTTCTTCAGAAAGAGTAGAGAGAATTGGAGGGTGGTAATACCTTACGAGAATGTATCTCATGAATACTATTCGGTAATACCATTGGATACCTTTTGCACCCAATTAGCAATAGGAGAAAATTATGTGGGATGATATCAAATATTTTAACCCAAGAGAATTTGCTTGCCAACATTGTGGTAGTGGTAAGGGGAAAATTAAACTTGAGTTAGTAGAAAAGTTAGACAGGTTGCGTGAACTGTATGGATTACCCATCATTATTACGTCAGGATATAGATGTCCAGAACATCCAATTTCTATATCTCGACCTACCAGTTCTCATATTAAAGGGGAAGCGGCAGATATCTCAGCAAAGAGTAGCAGAGAAAGGTACGTCCTACTGGATTTAATATTCAAGCATCAGCTTTTTAAACGCATTGGTATCTCTGGCAAGGACAACTTCATTCATGTTGATGTAGATAAAGACAAGTCACAAATGTTGACATGGATTTACTGAATTACTTCGCACACTATATCCCCAAAGAAAGTTCCACCAGATGCAGAGCTTAATCCTATAATCTTTTTAGCCATAGGAATCGCTGCTGTATATGCTGATTCAAACTCTGGTTGGAATGCACACTCATCTGATATAACCAGACTAGCAGTGTGCGATCTAATGATATGCCCACCTTCTGGTATCCCCCATACAATACTGCCATTGGCAAATCTTATTTTGGCATAGCTAGTATCAATAGGAACCATTGCCTTTAGCCAATCTGGTAGATGAAAGTAAACAAAACTCATTCGTGAGTTCTCTATCTTCTTGTCAAATACTAGAGCGGCCGCATCTTCTTCCTTCTTGGATTGTATAAAGATGGATTGATGTGGGAAAAATAAAGCAACCCATAAAGCATACAGTACCATGACCCAAGACATTCTTATCTGTCTGCTCTTGGGTATAAATAACCTGTCAGAATTATGGACTACATCTATTACTTCTCTTAGGTAGGGTTTATCTGGGAATGGTTTAACAGGATTGTCTGCATCATGTTCATCTTTTGTCTTAACATAACCAGAAAATATAAAATTGTTTGGATGCTCTGACCAATTTTTAATTAGCAGTAGGCGGTGTAGTTCCTCCAAGGAGTCCGAAGATAGCTGACTCAATTTTCTTTGAATCAATTCCTTGTCCACTCCCTGCAACGAGGTGAGCGTGCTTAGCTGGTTTGTCATATCCGAACATCTCCCTTAATGCTTTTAGTGCATCCATCTTATCATGAAACTTTAAGGTAATGGTATTCTTTCCATTAGAACCCTTGCCTGATCTGCTTTCCTGTATCTCAACTACAGGTCTTAGGTCAACCTGACCAGAATTTTTAGAAACTACACCGCCATCTTGGGTGTATTCAATATATTCTTTAGGGTCAAGGAACGCTATCCTTGCGTATTCTTCAGCTACCTTATCAGCAGAAACTAATAACCTTGCCTGTATCTCTCTCTTCCTATCCTCTAGCCTAGAAAGAAACACCTTGTCTTTCGCTAATCTACCAACAGTTTTGTCGATAGACTTGGTAGCATACCCAGATTTTAAAGCAAGCTGAATCCAACTCTTAGACGGATTGGTAATTATCTGGTCAATAAAAATATCTTGCTTAGTAAATTTCTTACCAAGCATTGTAGTTTCTACATCTTGCTTATCCATATCCTGCCCTTATTGATAGAGTTTTTGGTACTGTATTAACTGCCTTGGCTCTCTTATCATACCAATCAAGAAGCTTTACCATGCACTCACGAACTGGTGGGTAGTTAGACTTAACAGCTTCTCTGCAATCACCCCACACCTTAAGAATAGGCTCTTCTGTTTGTGGTTTATTCCTACTAAACCATTCCCTTAAAATTACAGAGGCATTCTTTCTTCTCTTTTCTTCTTCAAAGATAAACCTGCATCCAATTTCTTTTCTCATTCTATTCCGCAAGTCTTCATCTGAACATAAAAGTATTACCCTTTCTACCTTATTGCTACGCAGAAAATCTTTCATCTTAGAAATAAAACTTGGAGACAAACGCCCCATCATTTCATCAAACAAATGATACTCGCCTCGCCTCATACGACAACCTGCTATAACATAGGCACTCGTATGGTCATCATTACCAAGAAACATTGATGCCATTACACTATCGCATGGGTAATGCTTACCCTTCAACTGAAGAGCAAGACCACCAATGTGATTGGATATCTTAGTATTTTGAACTTCCATGCATGTCTACACGATGAGCGTGGTTGCTAGTCTCTGTTGAAATGTTATGAACATTAGCCGCACGATCATCCATCTTCTTGTGTCCTTCGTGTGAACATATAATGTTAGCTTCAAACTCTTCCCCATCACCATTGGTCAAAGTGTTGGGTGCAACATAATTTTCTACTGGTAGTCCTTGCTCTTTCATAATACTCTCCTAGTATCTTGGTGGTTTAGGTTTAGATTTCTTTTTCGAGTCTATCTGTAACATAAAAATCTCCTTAATTATCTGGTGGCAAGCCAAGCAGAACACTGATCCATTCTTTTTGATCTTGGTTCTTGGATGGATGCAATTCCCTTCAAATGGCATACCCATTTATTATCCCACCTTAATTAACAACATGTCTGGACATATCAAAACTGTCCACCTTATCAGCCATCCAGTTAGAGGACAGCATCTTAAATAAATATTTAACAGCATCAATGCTATGATTATTTTTGTCTATCATTGTTTCCTTTAAGTTTCTACTCTGACCAGTGCTAGTAGTCCATTCATTATAACGCCATTGAGACATCTCATTCCAGTGGTTTATACAAGACTTGGTTATCCTGTATCTCGGTTGCCAGTTCTTGTTCTTCTTTTCAAAACCATTCCACATTTTCTCGTTAATAAGTTCTGCAAATTCTGTGTCACCACCTCTTGTTCCTTTGAGAAAATGAATGCCTTGTTCACTAAACAGTTGAGCCATGCTCACCAGATCGCCACCATCCCCACGCTCCTGTGTCTTAGACCACATACTAGGATCAGCAACAATCCATTCTAGATTGTCAAAATATTTATAGCTTTTAATTGCTTCAGATGTTGCGATGTATCCTGATTTCTTTTTGTAAAACTCATGTACTGCATAGTAAGAATCACTTATCTTGTCGTATGCAACAACCATAAAGGCTGTTGTTCCCCTGCCTGCGTAGTCAAACCCACCATACAGCTTCCATCTTTCTGGTATTACATCATACGATGGTATATATATTCTCTCTTTATGCTTATCCATACATGAAAAGACAAGCTGACCACCCTGTGCATTGAAGTCAATCTCCATTTCCCTTCGCCACTTAGCACCGCTTGTACCACCAGGATAACCTATTAAAGACTTAGCCATCCAGTTAGCACCGCCCTTAGTGTTAGGGTCTTTGTCTTCATCAGCAGAATAGTGAACACGCAATACACGCACACCATCCTTCGTCATGTAGTCATCAATTCCCTTCATTGCTAATATGTTTTAGATGGAAATTTAACTTCTCTTTCACCACGATGATTTCTTATCATCGCATTTAAATATAATTTTGTTTTCTCATTTGAAACCCTTCTTAATCTTCTGAACTCTCGCAGTAACTGAGTCTGAAATTCTGGATGCTTCTTCCACTTATGGAAAATCATTTCGGCTCTTGTTCTAGGGTCGCCTTCCCTTCCAACATGATACCAGAACTGAGGGTTCTTTAGTTTACCGACAGATGCCTTGTATGATTTAGCATCAATTATTCTATTCATCAGTCGTCTTTTTTTATCCACAGTTATATCAAGACTACGCACATATTCTGTAGCTCTTTTAATTAACCTGTTAGCATCAGGAGTAAGACCACGAGTCTTCCCTTGAGGTGGATCAACTTCATTCAACTTGCCAAGATACCCATACAGATTTGCGTTTATCTCTGCATCTTGTTCATTGTTTTTAGTGCTTACCAATCTTCCAATTTCAATGTCATCCCTGTCTTCACCAGGGGTCATCTCAAAGAACCTGTGAACACCTGGAAGTATTTTAAGAGTCTCTCTTATGTCGGCTCCAATTCTCCTATCAATATCATTCAGTTCTTCATCACCAAATAATTCTTTTTCCAATCCATTAAACTCACCAATGCCAGCGTTCCACATAGAACCAACAAGCTTGACAAAAGAATTACTGGTAACAAAAAATGTATTAAAAACAAATGCTATCCTAGCAGGAGAAAATGGTTCTGCTGGTATAAGCCCACCGAACTCAGGAAATTTTTCATTAAGCCAATCAACAGACATGCTTAAGAATGGATGATCGAATGGAGTTCTCCCTAAATATTCAGAACCCAAATTATCTTTTGGTTCACCTGGGACTACAGGTTTCCACCCATATGTATCTATATTACTAAGGTATCCTAGAAATGCTTTAACTGTGGGAGGCATGGAAAGATTTGGAACACCTTGCAAAATTCCCTCACGATATACTTTCACTCTTCTGTTGGCATACTTATCTAAAACTGTCTCACCATTACCATATCCCATGCTTCTTAATGCAGCTGACATCATAGCCCCTGCCATATTGGCAACCATAGTTTGCCCCTGATCTAGCGGAACTTTAAACATTCCCATTATACTATTGCCAGCCTTATCTTTATCTTTCAGAAACGGCAATGGAATAATTAGGTTTGAATCTCTAGCATTATCATCCATCTTCCCATATTCTTCAGGCCAATAGATTAAGTTTGCCATAATAGAAGATGTCATGATTACAAAAAACTGAGCCATCTTTCCCCATGCAACAATATTCCCTTCATTAATAATATACTTACTACCATGAGTATGATAACCAGTACCACCCTTGCCCATCAAAGTTTCAGCCAACCCTGTAGTCGCAATAATAGAAGCATTAAGATACGGAACAACAGTATCGGCAACCTTTACGCTACTTCCACCTTTAGAAAAATCTAAATAACCTCTCGCTATCCAAGTAGCTTCTTCTCTCATCTCCTGAGTCACAACACCATTGTTCTTCGCTGCTCTATTCATAATAGCCTGCTTCCTCAAGGCTAATCTTACCCATAGTTCAGTCTTAGAACCAACAAAGGATGCCATGTTTTTAAATTTCTGCCACCGAGATTTACTCTCGTTATGTTTCCATGCCCTACCACCAAACTCCCCTTGTTGTGTGAGGAAATCCATCATGCCATACTCTTCTAGATATTCTCTGGCATCACCTATTGGGTCTTCCCCCCTATGCCAAACATCTTTACGAGTTTCCCACATTCTCTTTGCCATTTGAGGAATCGCCATTGGAACCCAGTTAGAATACTCCCTAGTTCTAAACCAAGAAAACATTAAGTCACGAGGCAAGTTAGTAATAGCAAACTCTGGATTATACCCAGTAGCCCCAGCTCTTACAATGTCAGCACCAGACCATGTTCTAAGCATTTTAGCTGTACTATGAGCCAATGTACTTTCAGATTCCAGCCAACTTTTCCCAAACTCTAATGGCATTTTCATTCTATACTTCTTGCCATTAACATATGCGTTTATCAGCTTGAAGTTGTCACCAACTTTTTCTTCCGCATCTACATCAACAATGCTAATTAATCCTGGCACTTCGTTAGCTTTAGAAGCATGATACAATTCCACATTAGCTTTATTCCTAGCTATCCTTAAATGCAACTTGGTAATATATTCTTTTAAAATATTAGCAGAATCCATATTAATAGAGCCTGTACTACCAGTTGTTATTGCAGCAAGATTATCAAATGTAATGTCTGGATCAAAAAATTTCAGGTACTGCCTTGGGGAATAATGACCAACAGATTTAAAATGAAGGTAATCATCTGATGTAATAAGACCCTCTAGATACATAGTTTCTAGTTGCTCTTTATAAACATTAAAGTATTCAACAGCTTTATTGTGCAGTCTTGTATAAGCAGTAGGGTCTTTCTCTTTCATCTCATCAAGAAAAGCTTGTTGTTCTACCGCACCCTTATTTCCAGGATGAAGTATCTCACTTTCTCTTAGTATTCTGTCAACCTCTCCAGACGAATGAAGAATAGCTTTATCTCTATCTAAAAATTCTGTTGGAATCTTGCTTTGTTTCTTAGGGTTATTCTTATCTTTAACAAAACTTAATGTTACATAGCTTCCTTTGTTCTTTGGTGTGTAAGATTTATCCTTCAATAACTTTCTTAAGATACGAAGCTCTGTTGAATTACCAGTATCAAAAACCCTAAACGCTCCTGTCTCATCACCAGTTAACTGTTTTATCTCACGCCTAGCAACAGCAACCTTGTTCTTATCTATAGCAATAATACGCAGAGCTAACACAACTTCATTAAAGTTAGACTCTTCTCCTTCTTTCATATCACCATAGATATTCCTCAAATGCTTTTGAGCTTCAACCATACCCATCGCAGAACCACCAGTAGAAACCTCCATCTTTCTGATAATTCTTTCAGCCCAAACTGCTGGAAGACTATCACGAATAGCTTTCTTTATAGGGGCAAGCCTATCGGTTAAATGCTTTTGCATAGTTACCCAAGAAAGACCGCCACGATCTTTAGTTGCTTTATCTGTTGCTTCGTGATGCTTTTGGTTATCTGACCTGACATCACTCTTCCATACAACATCATCGTTATCCCACTTACTGCATGTTGATTTCTTTTTTTTAGCCATTATAGTAGTTCACAAGGAGGTTTTATAATGTCGTCATTAACATTGTCTTTAACAGGATTTCGTAACGGAGATTGACCTACTTGAGCATCATCATTGGGTGTTTCATTTTCCCCAGATTCATTCATGCCTAGAAGGGCAGATGTTATAACGTCTGCTGTTCGCTGTGCTTTTGGCATAGCCGTTACCCTTTTAATACCAGCAAGCTTTTGCTTATCCAAGTCTCCCAACCCTTTAGTGTTTTCCAATCTTTCTTGTTCGGCTACAAGACTATTGAACATATTTTCAGCGTTCTTAACAGCTTGCTCGGTTCTTTTAATTGCTTCCTTTTTGTTTTCACTTATTACTTTTTCAGCCCTTGGTTTTTTAGCTTCAGCCTCCATCTCTTTTACCAAGTCAGAGTAGAACTTAGCGGCATGAACTATCTCTTCTGATGTAGCTGGTTCTAATTTATCCATACCCATCGGCCCACCAAAAGTAGCTTGACCTATAGCATATTTTTTACCCGTCTGAGGATCAATAGTTGAAGTTGTAGTAGGCCATTCATATTCATCAACAAATTTTTCTTGTTCACTATCCCATCTCATACCTATTACCTTCAATGGATAAGCTTGCTCCATCCCCATCCTTTGGATGAATGCTTCTCTCATTGAGTCGGTCATAACACCACCCTGTCTCACAAGACCAAGCCTACGATCATCAGAATCTATAGGAGAATTTGGGTCATATTTTAATTTAATAGGGGCATCACCTATCTGTGTTACTGGCGGTGCTTTAGACTCAATCTCTTTTATGAGTTCAGAAGTTGGCTTGTAAAAGCTTTCATATCCAGGCTCACCTCTAGATGGAGAACCTAAGTATTTTTTAATACCCCATTGAGTAGCAAAAGGATCAACCCCAGTATAATACTGTCTCTGATCTGCAACGTATTTACCAAGAGAGTCACCTATCAAATTGTCCACCTCTTCTAATGTAAGCCTAGCCCTATACACAGCAGCAGTATTAAAATGGTAGTGCTTAACTTTTTCTAAACCCTCAGAATCTTTAGTTAAGACTATAGTGCCAACCAACTCCCCTTCCATAGTCCTGTCCTCTGCTATAACACGAACCTCTTTTGTGTTACCAGAGGAATGAACCTCTAATTTTATATGTCTTTTAGGATCATCTTTGTGAACCAAATCACCTGGAAAATGCTTATGACCATAGTAAGTTGGGTAAGGCCGCCCAGTTATTGGGTGTCTTGTTTCGCCAGTATCTATTACCTGAGCCATACTTGGAGATATTTCTTTCAATCTCTCCTTCCCATCAACGAACTCCCTTACATAAGAACGAACAACTTTACCGCTTGGGTCTACCTGATTAATAACTCCTTGCAGTGCAGTGTTATTTTCAAAGTTAGTTCTTTCCTCATCAGATTTAAAACTCATGTCTATAACCCTATCAAGAACAATGCGATCATAGTAGTCTCTTCCTTCTTTTGCTCTTCTTGATTGTTCATTTGTCATTTTCTGGATGGCACGTCTACTATAAAAGTCAACTTCTTCCTCAGTCATTTCATCCTTAACTTTCATCTCATTCATTATATGCTTCGGCACACCAGTAATTCTTTTGATAGTAGTTGGTCTACCCATCTCGCTAAAGACAACACGCCACCCAGAATTTTGAGAATCTAGAACAGCCCTACTGTACTGAGTCATCCTTAACGCTCTCTGCATTGGTGGCAATTCATCTGACATTCTCAATGGATTCTCTGTATGCATATAAACATTCTGAGGCTCATAAACAAATTCCATCTGTGGTATGGGTTGCCCATCTGAACCTATGGCCTCCCTTGAAATCCATTTATCCGTTGTCATCTTATGCCCCTTGTAATCAACAACGTCTTCATTCCTGATATTTTTAGTAGGAACTTTCTCAACAACTTTCTCGTATGTTGGCCTTGACATATTAAATGGAATAGCTATGCCAGATTCAACCTCTTCGTACACGTCATAACCACGCCTCTTTGTTTCTTCTTTATCAAGAACCTGCTCCTTCTTTCTTTGTCCTTTATTAATCCACTTGTATACGGCATACCCTCTTTTGTTTGTTTCCTTTACATCTAAAATCTGGGTAGAAAGAATTTTTCTTTTGTCATAATATTTCTGCAACTTCAAATATCTTTCCTGTGTCGTCAAGCTCTTGTCATAAATTATTTCTTCAACTTTCTTTTGGTCAGCTTTCTCTACATATAAATCTTTGACATATACATCTCTCGGAAAATCTTCCGCACGAACAAATTCTTCAGTACCAGCAGGTTTGCCTTTGTCATTACCTTCTAAATATCTAATCTTATATTCTTGTTTCCAAGCAAGAGGAGCATTAGGGTCAGCCCTTCCAGTATGTACCTCCATCTCCTTACTTTCATAAACAACTTCTGTTACCATTTTGTTTCTAATTGTTTCACTCGGAACTTCCCTAACTACAATCTTTCCGTCATCTCCTATTTTTGCTACCTGTTTAATAACAGTTTTAGTTTCTGGGATAAACACACGAGATTGTTTCATCTCATATAATACATTCCCTTCGGTGTCTGTCTCTTCAACAGCTACACGATTAGTTTTGAATATTCTTTTTCCCTTATCGTTCACACCAAGGGGTGTCTTAACTGTTTTATATTTATATATAGGATGCCCAGCCTTAACCATAGCTCTTAAAATTTCCCAGTCTTCTTCTGGTTGGCTTTCTATGATTGCATCAATGTCAGTATCAGGGTCAAGCAAACCTTCTTTGTCTATTAAAACCTTAAGCTTTGTTTTCTTAACAAACTTCTGTCTCCATCCACCAACAATACTGTCTTCTCTTGTCGGACTATAATCACCAGGTCTAAACTGTAACTGTTTTGCTCTTTCTACATCGACTAAATCAGCATCAGACTCCAAGCCAAAAGAAACAAGCTCATCATTAAGAACAGCGTAATCTGCGGCAGTTAAAACCTCATCATTACCTTCACCCATAACGTGCTGTTCTAGTAATTGTGCAATAATATCCCTTTGCTCATCATCAACAGCATAGCCAGTTCTATGGAACAAGCCAACAGCACCAATAAAATTATCTTCATCAAACATTTCTTTAAGAAGATTCGTCATGTTTGTTCTAGCTTGTTTGACCTTTTCAGACTCAAGCTTAAATTCTTCTTCAGTAAAATCTTCAAAGAGATTCGGCTTTAAATTCTTTACATCAAACCCATCTTTCCTTAATGCATTATAATATCTCTCGTAAGCAGAAAGAATAGCAGGCATCTCACCTTTCAACTTGCTGTCTATTTCTTTTGCCAAGTTAGAATCTTTTATACTAATTTCCTTGTCAGCTTTGTCCCTAGTAATTTCTTTTGATTTGACTTTTATATCTTGTTTACTGCGAAATTCTTCTAGCTCTTTAATCTTGTCATTGATAAACTCCCTCATTCTTTTCTTAGCCTTGGTGATTGAACCGCCACCCCTGCTAGGATCGCCAACAAGAAACTTAGTTGCTCTTCTGAAATTTCTTACATAGTATTCATCGGAAGCAAACTGCTGGTAAGGAATACGCTTTAGCTTACGCTTGTCTGTTCCATATTCAGCTTGAAGCCAATTAGCATAATCCTGAAGTCTCTTTATATCCTGTGCATCTTTTAAGGATAATGCAGAACTGCCAGCTCCCTTATAAACAATACTTCCCTGTCCTTTCTTATGATCCTTACCCATAAATTCGTTCACAATTTTATCTGCATTAGGATCAAGAAAGACTTCCTTCCCTTGATTTAATAAATCTATTCTATTAAGAATCCTCGTATACATAATGTCCATATCTTCTGTGGATAGATGAGGGGAAGGATCAATCAACCCTTTCTCTGTACCAAACACATCAAAGATAACGGAGCCATCTTTATTCTCTATGTAATTTGTGGGGATAGCATCAACATTATAAAGCAAGTTGCTTTGGGGATGCCTCAAGTCAAAATCCGAAACACTCTTAAACAACTTGTCCATTAACATTTGATTAGGGGTATGATAACTAATAAACATCTTGGCAAGATCGACAATCTCATCATCATATTGAGGCTCTGGTTTTCTCCCCTCTTTCGGATCGCCCTTGTCAGGGTAGGCAATCTGGAAAAGTCTTATCGTATCCCAGTTCGGCCCTATGAGTTTTGACAGCTTGCTCCTTATGTAGCTTTTCTCTGCCCTTTCAATTCTGATATGTTCTTTAGAACCATAAAAAACTGGCTTATATGAAAATGTTCCATCACTTAATTTTGTCTCAACAATACCTGCCTGACCAGACATAGTTTCCAGAGCCATCTGCCACTTAGTCATGAAGTCATTATCTTCTTGATCTTTCTTTTCTCCCTTCTTGAGCTTATTCCACTTTTCTCTTATTGCAATTATTCTATTCAGGTAAGCTTCTTTAAGAAGATCATACTTCTCGCCCCTAACCAAAGCATACTTCCCATCTGTCGCATACAATTCTCTTGCACTAAGCTGTCCAGTTTCACTTGCGGAAGCCGCTAATACTTTTTTATGAAATTCTTCTTTAGCTTTATCTATAGCTGTTGGGTTAGCCCTTCTATATTCAGCGGCTTTAGCATATAGAAAATTAACAATCTCTTCCCTCTTCGCATCTTTCTTATCGAACCCAAAAAATGGATGATTAACCACCATCAACAAGCTTTTATTGGGATTGTTCTTTTGATGTATACGCTCATTTATCATGTCGCTTTTAGTAACATTAGCAACAATATTTAAAAGTGCCTCACCAACCTTTTTCTCTTTGTCTGTTTTTGCTTTTAGTTTAGGCTCTGGTTTAGCCTTGGCTTCGGTAGGTTTTTTATCTGCCTTGGTGGGTTCTTTCTTATCAGCCTTCTTTTCTGTGACAGGTTTAGAAGCATCAAGCTTTGCCTGCTCGTCTTTATTTTTCTTTTTGTATGACTTTATTCGGTCATCATACTTTTTAATTTCTCCATCTATCCTTTCTTTTGCTTCAGCTTTCTTTTTTTTACTTGCCTTAGAGTTTTCTGATTTTTTTAAAGACGACTTTAGTTCGGCAATTTTTTTCTGTGCGTTGGGAATATGTGTTTTATTTCTAAGATTAATACCTTTTTGAATCTTTTTCTTTTCTGCTTCCGACAACACCTCTTCTTCTGGGCGTTCAATATCAGGCTTGACTTTTAACTTCGCTTCCTCTAAGTTTTTTTCTGCCACAAGAACAGCTTTGTCAAGCCTATCCCAATCTGCTTTTATATCGGGGTCTACATTAATACCATCGACACCTGCACTAACCTTGTTATCAGCAATGGCTTGCCTCCCAAAGCTTTCAAATTCTTTTCTAGCTTTTGCCAAAGCTTCTTCGGCTTGCTGTACTTCTAAATTAGCTGGGGCTTCAGCAGTAGGCTTAGGCTCGGCAGTCTTAGCAACCTTTGCCTTCGGCTCTGCTTTAGGTTTTTCTACTGTAGGCTTTGCTTCTGCTTCCTCATTTGCTGCCAATATAGCCTCAAACAAAGAACCACCCTCTTTATTCTTATTAGAGAATCCTTTTATTTTATTCTTTGAAAGGTTTACTTGAAGCTTGGAAGATGCATCCTTTCCAAATGTTTCTTGTATGTATGACCATGTATTTTTATTTGGGTCAGATAGTTCATTCTTTAACTCATCATATGTGGTTACACCATAAGCCTTCTTGAATTTTCGTATTATTTTCTTTTTAGTTTCAGAAAACCCTTCCATACTTGGGTCATCAGGAGGGTCGTCATCAACAATCTTTTTTCTTTCCTTTGCAACTTTCCTTTGATCTGCGTCTTGAGCATAAGGATCATCAGTCTCCTGTGGTAATTTCTTTTGTTTTTCTTCTTTTGCAAGATCAATAGCTTTTTGTAAATTTGTAATAGACTCTAAGCTAACATCATTATTTTTAGCTATCGTTTCAAACGAATCTCCCTGTTCAAACTCAAGACCAATAGCTTCTAAGCTGTCACCTATGTACGCCTCATTACCCTGTGTGGTAAATGGGGATGTCCCTATAAATTTCTGTTTCCCCTCATCCCACCTTTGAGCAGAAGCTATAAAAGATTGGGCTTCTTCTTCTTGTTGCCCTAGCTGTTGAAGAGAAGCAACCCTACGGCTGTCCACTTCTTCTTGGCTCATTTTTCCTACATTAGTATAGCCACTAAAAACAGGGCCAGAAGTAGTACCACCAACCAATCCACTAACCGCAGCTTCTGGAACACCTTTGAAACTTAATCTGTCTGGTGATTTGCCAGAAATATACTCTGAGTAATTAGACCATAGCTGGGTATTAGTTTCCTGTGTTGCTTCCTCTGCACCCTCACGCCAAGCCCCACCCCAAAGAACTTGCCCCCAAGGTTTTCTAACACCCTCAAATTTCTTTCCACCTCTTCCCCAAAACCCAGCCTTATCTAAAAATTTTGCCATCGGAACAGATGTTACCCCGACAACAAGACCAGATGGGATACCTGCTGTATACGCCGCAGACTCAGCAACTTCATCTACTATGAAATCAAATAAATCTTGCTCACTTGCATCAGGAAATTGAGAAGTTATTCTTGCCCTTACATCATTGTATAAAGGGGAATTTTTAATTCCTTCTGGATTTTGGTTTGCAAACTCAATGACATTATCATATGCATCACTAGCAGCCATAGTACCTTCAGCACCACCTGCCGTTAATCCCATGCCCAACATGCCTGCTCTCTTGGGTGACATTCCTTGCTTAACTAATTTCTTTGCTATCATCTTGGCAGGTAGTAAAAGACCACCAGAAGTAGCTACAGCAGAACCAAATAATTGTGTAATAGTGCCAAGATTAAAGTTGCCCAAGCCACTTGGCTTCCAATCATTTGGATCATCATAGGTAAAGAAAGAACGTGGCCCTAAAGCATCTGCCTTTGCTTCTTCATCCATCCCCCAATCTTTAAAAGACTTAGACTTTTCAACAGATTGTTCTTTTAACCACTTACCTGCTTTATATATTTCTGGATTATTAGTAGCCCTACCTAATGCTTCTATACCAAAACCTGCGACAGTACCAAAAAATTCTCCTGTATCACCCATAGCACCAACAACCGCATCTATCGGGCCAGTATTTGTAGATAAGAAATTATCCCAAGAAAAACCTTTTTGCTGTTGCGGTACATCTTGATAGTCAACTGAAGCAGGCAGATACCTGTTTTGTGGTTCAGGCATATCAGCTTCTTCACGCTGAACTTTACGCTCTGCCTGTTGTTGCAAGCCCCATTCTTTATTATCTAAAACTTGGATAACATCATCTTTTGTAAGCTGACCAGTATCAATAGCAGACTTAACTCCTTGCACATCATAACCAAATTGTTCAAGACGTTTCTTTTCTTCTTCCGTGAAATCAAGAAATCCAGAACTTAAAGATGTATCTCTGCCAGTATCAATGGAACTAAAACTATCTACCATTATTTCCAACCTCTTAAGGTTTTATATCTTCGGATTTGGCTCCATGTTTCATCAGGAACTTGGTTCTCTTTATTCTTCTTATGGATTGTATCCCACTTACTCAAGGTTGATTTAAAGTCATCCATCCCAGCTCGCCTTATAACACTCCCGAAATTCTCTCCATTCCAATTATATGCTGTTACAACAGCCATCCTAATATCCTCTTCAGTCCAAGCAAGATTCTTTTTAGCAACTGCTCCCCTTATTTTATCTTCCAATTTCTTACGAAACTCTTTAGATATCGCAACGCTATGTTTAGGATTAAACAGAAGCTCTATCTTTTCTTCTTCATTGGCAGGCTTTTCTTTTTTAACCAGCTCCTTCCAATAGTCTGTAGCATAAGCTGTCTTGGGGGTTAACTGCATCAACCCATAAGAGATAGGTATTTTTTCTCCATCTCTTAATCTATGTTCCATAACAACTTTGCCATTCTTTGTAACTTTCTTTCCGTCTTTCATTTTAGGTTTTAACCTATAACCGACTGCCCTTGCATCCATCGGAGCATTCTCTGTTTGAAGTATAAACTTAGTATCTTCATCAAGATTAGCTATAAAATTTGAATTGTCTTCTTCCCTTCCCCTATCTATGTCTGCTTTTACTTCAGCATCAAACATATCAGACGCTGACATTCCAGGACTACCCGACTTATCAGGGCCACCCATACCACCCATGCGTTCTTCCCTTTCCTTGTTCTGCATAGCTTCTATTTCCGCCGCAGAATATTGTTTGGGAGATTCTTTAGGAGCTTCTTCGATCATATTGTTAGAGGAAAAGCGAAAGCCACTAATACTTTTTTTGGTTTCATCAACAAACTCTTCCACTTCCTTAATTATTTCGTTATATTTTTTGTTTAACTTATCTGAGACAGATTGTTTTTTCTTATCAGATGGAGTTAATGGGCTAGCATCTGGGGCTAGATATTTAACTGTTCTAGTGTATTCATTATCTTTATATCTATCCCATCCAAATTCCATTGACCTGTTTGCTTCTTCTTCAGTAAGAGGTCTACCCTCACCAGCCATCTTGCTACTTTCACCAAGCAATCCTCCTCTTGGAATATTAATCGGGCTTAACTCTATTCCAAATAACTTATTAGCTTCTTTCCATTCCTTATTTAACTGAGCAAGCTTTTTGTAAAGTTCATTTTTCTTTTTAATGGTTTTTCTTTTAATGAAATCCCATTCCTCTTTCGCTTTATTAACAGCTTTTATAGTACCTTTTGTAATAGATGCAGAGCCTTCAAGAGCTTTATCGCCAATAACTTTACTGCTTTTCTTTACATACGTTGTTACCTCATTAACTTTTTTCTCCACGTCTTGAAGATCAATGGTAGCATTGTTAATATTTTCAGAGGCATTTGGGGATACATACTTACTTGTTCTCCCATATTCAGGGTCGTTAAAAATATTAGCAGTCTCATCCGTACCACCCCAGCCAGAATCAGTTTGAGATTGTTTGTCTCTGAAATCTTGTGTTTGAACACCCCCTGTTACCACGTTAGACGTATCCCCTGTATACGCATCACTCAATGGCGGTGGGGAAGATTTTTTACCATATGGATACTTCTCATCTTTATCACCTAAACCTACAGAATCTAAAACACCTTGGACTTCCTCTTGAAACGGAGTCGCTGTAGTAGTCGGTTCTCTTGTAGCCCAATCTTGGTCTGTCCCATCTGCTGGAATTTCAAACATAAGAGCTTGCTTAATATCTTCAATAGCATTAGAATCATCACCGCTTAACAATCTGGAAGCCCAATCTGGAATTTGAGTATGATCTGTTGTTTCAACTCCATCTTTAAGGGTAGTCTTCGGTTGGTGCTTATCCCAATACATAATAGAATTATTTATTTTTTCTATCTTCTTAGAGTCTGGCCATCCTAAAGATTTATGATTGAAATTACCTAAAACTTTTCCCCACCTATCTGTAACTTCCTCTTCCATCTCCATCTGTTTAAGTTTTGGGTCGCCCTTCTTAGGCATTAAATCGTCTTTTTCTTTTATCTTAGAATCATATATCTCTAGTGCAGTTTGAAGGCTTGTTATTTCCCTTATGACAGCGTTGGAAGTAGTTCCACCATATTTCTTGTTGTTTTCAGCTAGGTTCTTTAGCTCTTGCAACCTAGCCCTAAGTTGATTGGCTTTTTCAGGTGTAAAATTTCCGCTTTTAATTTTCTCATCTTTTGCTTTATCAACAGTTTCACGAAGCTCTTCTAACTTCCTCACATGTTTTTGTAAATTCTTTTCTTCCGAAGCTGGTAGCTGACCATCATGAAGTGCTTTTTGCCTGTCCAACCATTTCTTTATAATCTTCATCCCTGTTTTTAATTGTTCTTCTGCCTCTTTACCCATCAAGCCAGTACCTATAAAATCCATATCTTTTGCAATTTCCTGATATGTCCTTAATACTGATGTATAATCTTTTATCTTAGCTGGGTTCGGCCTATTAAACTCCTCTGCCAATACTTCAGGGTGGTCTTTCAAAAACATCCATGCCTTATCTGTATCCCCACCAAACCTCTTATTAACCAGCTCTTTAAATATATTTTCATGCCCAGATTTTTTAAGGTCTTCAAAAAATTTCTTTCTGCCTTGTGTTAAACGCTCTTGTTTCCCATAGGCATTTCTTATACCAACCAAGTCTTCATTAATAAGATGCTCTTCCCTAGCACCAAGAAGGGTAACTAAAGCGGCGAGAGGATTGGTAGGATCAAGCTTGACTAAGTCTTGGACACGTTGTCTATTACTAGTTATCCTTCTATCGGCACGATTAGCGGCTAGAGCATATGCATTATTCCTTCCACTTCCACCTAGACCAAGTAAAAATTCAGCACCTTGAGGACTGCTTCTAAGTATCTCGTTTATATCATCTGTTCCACTTCTACTAGGTTGTGACGTAGTTCCACTATCATCCGTAGAAGGAGGGCTTCCTCTTTCGAGTGCATAAGGATTATTTGGTTGCTGTAAATTTACACCAGGCGTATTTCCTAACTCTTGTATTAGCAACTGTTCTGGGTCTACCAAATCCTGCAGACGAGGCAAATAATTAGTTGAACCATAATTTCTAATTGACATATTTTTTGATCCTTGACTTTATACTATATGCATGTATCATTAGATGGTTAACCTAATGAAAGGTAATGAAATGAAAAAAACATTCCTGTCTGTTACGTTCCTATTCATAATAAGCTGTGCATCTCCTGCAAAATTCCTTTGCCATCAACAAGAATACTGCGGTCAAGATGATTGGCAAAGTGCTATCAACAGCATAACCATCCCAAACTTCCCAAACGATAAACCATATCTTGGTGTTATATACAAAGACGACTTTATGAATGCTTGGGTTTCTACTGGTAATGAGATAAACATAACTGCCTATATGCTGTATGAATTAAAAACTAAAGCAAAACGTGCCGCTGTTGCCGCACATGAACTTGCTCATTTAAAACAAGGACATTATTATTCAAATCTAGGGTTGGCTATAATTGCCAACGCTCTTATTATTACAGGGGAACTGTATGTACCATACTCTTCCCAAGTTACAAATCCTATCGGCAGAATGGGACTCGCTGCTTTCAGTAGAAGCCACGAATCCGAAGCTGACCTACTTGCCATACAATATCTAAGGAAAGCCAACTATAGTAAAAAAGACTTTCTTGATCTTCTCTATTGGATGAAAGAAACGCTTCCAGAGCATTCCTTCGATCCACTCCTTAGAACACACCCACATATCAATGATCGCATCAAGGCTATTGAAGAACTGCCAGATGAACCAGAAACTTCTATTTACATTATGGCTTCTCATTAACCACCTACTTTAATTTCAGAACCTGGTGGTAAACTACCAAGTGGGCCTTTAGCTAAAGCTTTTTCTGCTTCTGTAGGCCATAACCTTGGAGCCGCTATACCTATTGCACCAAGTCCAAGAGCCGCATTACTCTGTTGTTTCTGCATCTGCTGTTCATATTGCTGATTCATTCCAGTTACTTCAGCCCTAAACTTGTTTAAAGCTAACTCATTCTGCTGTGCAGTAGAAGACTGTCTCAACCCTTCCTGTAATCTTCTTTCAGAATCCTGCATACCAAGATCAAATCTTGATGTTGCATCTTCCATACTAGAAGCCTGCATTAATCTAGTCAGCCCTTGATCTTGCAATGAACCAATACCCTTGGCATAATTAAGAACTCTATTATTAACATCGTTCCTGATAGCAAGCGTACCCTTCGCACGAACATCTTCAAGTCTTGCATTTAACTGAGACAATGCGTTACTACTACCAAGTCCACGCCTTGCCATAACCTGTTTAGCCCTAGTTCTCTCAGCTTCAATATCTGCATCAAGCTTATCTTCTTCTTCTTGAACCAATGTAGCTCTTAATATATCAAGCTCACCTTCTGTTGGCGGTGCATTCCTGTCAATGTAATCATCAATCTCAGCTTGGCGTTCATCAGTTCTGCCACGCCTAGTCTGTATTTCCATTAATCTGGTTTCATCTTCACCACGCCTTTGGAGTTCGTTATAAGCCTGATTCTTTTCATAGTCAGTACCATACTCAAGCATCTGCTCTAGTTCACCAGTAGGTCTTCTTCCAAAAGATTGCTGTTCGGTAAGTTGACCTTGCTGTTGTGCAAACATTCCACTATAGTCAGGGGCTTCTGGTGTCTCCATAGAATTTGCATAAGCCAGCCCTGCTCCAGTAATAAGAGAACCCATAAAACTTGTATTTGCTATAGGAACTAACGCCTGTGACAGAAGACTTGCTCCCTTGCCAGCTACCAATGCTCCTGTTTTGGCAGTAGTAACGCCTGTCGCTAAACCAGCCGAACTACCTACCCCCAAAGCTGCGCCAGCCGCATAAGGAGCGGCTATAGCCAAAGCCATTGGGACAATCATTTTCCCTGCATCACCACCCATAATATATCTCCTAACTTAAGCTACCAGTAAAACCACCGCCAACTTGTCCTGCGGGGTCTTGACTGCTTTTCTTGGGAGTACCACCTAATGCGGCAACTATTGCACCTTGATTCCCAAATTGGTTAACGGATTCTTGGAACCTAGAAGCAGCCAATCGTCTATCTGTTTCAAAATCTCTAAAAGCAGCGTTACGTTGATCGCCAGTTTGAGCATCAGCAAGCTTGGTTTCAAATGATCTATTAGCACTATCCATTGAATTACGAAATGAAGCCCTAGCTGATTCAAAACTTCTACCTCCTCTAATATCAGAAGCGGCATTATCCAAGAAACGCTGTTGGTCAGATATCCTGTTTTCTGCCATTCGTCTTGACGTATCAAACAAATCTGATCTGCTGGCATCAGCATATCCTCTAGCCTGACCAAGTATTCCCTGACCAGAACTAGACATGCCCAATCCCCTAGCCGCATTTCTTTGCCTAATGTCTTGGAGCGTATTAGCCAACTGGGTATCTAAAATACCTGATTGCACATCCCTAGCCGCATTAGCTTGACCGTATATGTTCTGACGAAAATCATCAGTAATTCTATTTTCGTCTAGAAATCTTTCTGCGTCCAAACCTCTTTTTCTTTCTAGTTCTAGTCTTGCGTCTTCTTGAGCTTTCATTTGTGCTTTTATTTGCACCATTGGATCGGGTGCTGCTGGCTTTGAACCGCCCATCTTCTTTCTCCTTGTTCTTTAAATAGTTTTCTCTAGTAAGACCATATATATTAATAGGACTAAGCTTGCCTTCTATTAGCAACCTATCTTTTAACTCGCATTCTTTTACAAGACCGCTTCTCTTAAAATGTCCTAACAAAAAATTATTAGGATGTAGTATGTACCCTTCTAACTTGGTTGCGGATTTTTCTTCAAACACAAAGTGCTTAACAAAATCCATCGACTTCTTCCCATATCCTTTTCCAAATAACTTTCTTGATAATCCACCATGTATGGCGTATATCATCGGATGAAAAGAAACCGCTTCAAGTATTAAAAACCCTGCTCTCTCCTTCTTATAAAACCCTATCCATCCACACCCACTTACTTGCATGTATTGTGAGTAGAGTGCTATTGCTACACTTTCATCAAACGCCTCAAAATAAGTCCTGCTCGCAATAAAAGGATCACGCAAATACTTGAGAACAAATTCATAATCCTTTTCAAAATGACCAAATGGAGCAAGGAAAGAATCCTCGTCCAGCCAAATCCTTCCAACAGAGTCTGCTTCGTACATAAACCCTTATGTTTTTAAAGTACCTAATAGTTCAACACAACTTATGCTTGTTCTAGGAGGAAGAATAGTGGAAGCCTGTTTCCCCCTCTTGATACAATCACGCTTATTCATATAAGTTTCTAAAACTGTAATTCTTTCAACAGACATAGGGCCATTAAATACAATGAATATTAATATCCACATATCTATTTGTCATATCGAACCCACTCGCTAATCTTTATAGGTAATGGTTCAAGTATATATTCGTAAGCACTCCTAACAGACTGAGTGATAATTCTTATTTTTCGCTCTAATGGATCAAACTGAATCTGGTTACAATCTGAACGAGGAACTATTTCTTGAATGCGAAACAGATACAGCCTTTCATTCGCATACTTAACTATCATTAGCCTGTTCGGTTGAGGATAATAGTCTCTAATCTCCATCGGTGATGGAACCACTTTGTAATCATCGTAATCTTTTGCATCAGTTCTCGTACAAAACATGAGAAACATGGTGATTAAAACCATTACCCCAAATATAATCTTCCAAGAGTATCTTCTCATCACATCTCCCTGCATTCTTCAACCTGCCTTAACAGATTACGCTCTGTCTCGTAGCGTTCCAGCAACCATGCCCTGCTGACTTCGCAATTAGCGTTTATGTCCTCTGGGCATTCCAACACCCTTTCGCTTGGGATTATGACGCTTTGCTTCCAACCGCAACTTGTCAAAAGCAAGAGTAAGAGCGTCATCATCCCCTTTAGCGATAGCGTTATTAACTTCTTTAACATCTGCCTTCCAATCACTATAACTCCTAGCTTTCTTACGCTTAAGAAACCAAAGCAATATTCCCAGAGCTGCAGATATTGCCTGAAACATTACTTCCTCTTCCTATCGTGTCCCATCTTCCAAGTACCCATGCCAGTAATACCAACCATACCCCACATCTCTGGAGTGAAATGGTGATAACCCATCATCTGACAAGCCATCATTCCCATCGCCGCTACCCAACAGACATAAGTTTTATACCCTGGCATAAATCCGTCAATCGCTGCAATCAAACCACCCATCATCTTGCTCATTACTCGCTCCTTAGTTTTAAGTTTTACTTCAATCCCATCCACGCAATCATAGTACCAAACGCACCCACCATTAATAGCCACATCTTATGGGCTGTAGATTGTGAAGTTTCAATCCGATCAACCCTTATATTTAAACCTTCACGACCATTCCCATATAAAGTCTTATGATGATCCTGAACATCCGCTTGAGTAACCTTTAGAGAAGACCGAGTTAATAAAATATCTGTATGCATCTCATTCAATTTGTCTAATATATCTTTCTCTGCCACAAGTCACCCCTTGAAATGCTTATTAATCATCATCAACATATCATCATACTTAGCGACTTCTTCCATCTCTTTGGAGATAGTCTCTATGTAATCGGGATGGTCTGCGACACCTACATTATTCGTAATCATATTTTCGATATTCATTTTATGCTTCTCAATTTGCCCTACATAATAGGCTCGTAAGGCTGTCAATAATTGTTCTCGCATCTTAATTTCCTTTTTTTAGTTTAACTTCAACCGCTTGCACTGCGGAGGCTTTACTCTTTTCCAATTCGTTGCATCTAATGTGGAGTTGGCTAACATCCTGTTTATATTCTTTTCTATCTATCGAACTCAGCCTCAACTGATCTAATCGTTTATCCAAGCTGTCTATCTTCTGTGTCAGTCGATTCACCATCCAACCACCTATAGCTGTAAATAATACCCAAGCATCGTGAATTAGATTTTCCACGATCAGCCTTTCGGATACCTACTTTTAATTTCGTTTATCTTATCCACCCAAGTGGTAGTACCATCTCTTTTATCGTCAAACTGCATTTCAAACTGGTTTAGCTGATCGTATTCTCGCTTACGCTTTACTGAATAAGGAACATTGTCATAAGCATCTTGCTCCGCTTTAGCCTCTGCATCATCACGTTGTTTACGATTTTTATAATTCCCTTTTGCAACAGCTTCATCATAATCACTTTCCCATCTAGTCACTTTAGCTAGAACGTGTGCTTCTTCTTTTGCATTATCAGCCCAAGTCTGTCCGTCAGTTACAACGTGATTAAGAACATCTAATTGTCTTTGCGTTAATTTCATATTTATTCCTTACGTTACTCTAAAACCTGAAAAAAAACTTCCCGATTTAAAATCAGCATTAACAGCACTTTGACCACCAACACTCAATTTCATAACAGCCGTGTCGGATGCGTCCATATCCACCAGAAAACTCGAACCTCTATTGCTTTCACCAAATCGAAAATTTGCTCCTGACCCACCTTCAACGTGCCAATAATAACCCCTATTGCTGGTATGCAGATACAGAACGATTCTATCAACCGTTCCTTCTTCCAGACCGTGTATTTTAATACCAAAACTTATCTGATATAGTCCTGTCGCTGGAGCCGTAAATGTATAGGTACTAGTATTAAAATTGCTACCAACATCAGATATTTCGCTATCAAAAGCACAAGTATATTCTTCATTTTGACCTGTTATATTATAAACGTGGGAGTTAGTAACGTGAAAGTTACAAGCCTCGGCTAGTGATGAAATCCCTGTCAAACTCGCACCTGAGATAGCTGGTAAAGCACCAGTTAACTTGGAAGCTGTCAGCCCTGTTATCTTACCGTCAGCTATTGACCCTGCTAGATCATCATTAGCGACACATCCATCAGGCAATCCACCAACAGATACCCCTGTAATCACTCCTGTCCCACCGTTTAAAGTTATAGCCATCTAATTTTCTCCTTTCGGATATTTCTCTTTCACTGCCAAACAGTCAGCGATGTACTTGTCTATTTGAGCCTGATCGCCTTTTACTATGCCGTCTAGGTAGTCGATTATAGGAGGATAACTTTTTCTCCGTTTTTCCTCATAAGGTAACTGATTATGATAAGCATTATTCCATTCCTCCTCAGTCCAGTTTTCCTCAACAACTTCTAAATCAGCCTTATCTATATTATGCTCATTAGAGGCGTTGTCGAGAGTCTTATCTGTATAAGGATTTTCTCTATGAACAATTTTTCCTGTTGAAATTTGTTTAATGTATTTCATTCTTATCCTTTTATATTATGACACTTGAAAACCAGCCAATAAGCATTGACCAGAATTTACAATGTTCGTAGCATCGCTATAGGCATAAAGTTCAATATACTGACCAGCAGTTAGATTCGTGTATCCAGAAATGCTATTACACAAATTGCCAGTTCCAGAAGCGTGTTGTTTACTTTGTCCTACAACGTGAGCGTTAATCTGTGTACCACTTCTATAGAAAGAAAGCATAACAACATCTTGATCCGCTAATCCAGAAAAATTAGCCGCTCCAAGAAGAAAGTATTTTCCAGTTGTAGGCACATCAAACCTATAATTTGATGTACTGTCGTAGTCATCACCTAAATCCCAAGTCTGAGAGTTCATTTGAAGTTTAGTCCAAGTTGAGGCAGAAAGAGATACGTTGCCATCGTCCTTATGTGCTTTAAATCCAACGCTAGACCCTAGAAATGAACTTGGCAAGTTTGTAAGGGCTGAACCATTAAGTGCTGGCAAAGTTCCACTTAGCCTAGCCATCGGCAAAGTACCTGTAGTTATTTTAGCCGCATCAATTCCTGAAGCTAAATTTGCGTTTGCTACAGTTCCAGTTAAATTCCCTGCTGGCAGAGCAGTCAATCCAGAGCCACTCCCTGCTAAATTATGCCCCGACTGAACTGTTACTGTAGTGCCTGACTGCCCCTGTATGGTATCGGCAGAAATCTTTGAGTTCGCTCCGTCTATATCTATTTGTGGCATTAGCTATTTCCTTTCGGTATGTCGGCCTTCACCTTTGCAACGTGGTCTTTCCAAGTGCCGTGGTACATCATATCTA